CCAACTGATAGGATTATATTAGGAAAATTATAAATACAAAGGAATTAAAATGAAATCATTCAATGTTAGATTAGAGTTTAATATAACCACTATAGGTCTATTAGATGTACCTGTAATGGCTAAAACTATAGAAGAAGCTAGAAAGTTAGCTATATTGAAATTTTATAATGATGAATTAAATGAGGATATTAGGTTATCTGAGGAATTTGAAGCTAGTTTTAGAAAAAGTTGCACTAAAGATTTTATTGTAGAAGAAGCTTCAAAATCAGGTATGACCCCTAAAGAGCTAGTAGATGTTTTCTATAAAACATCTAAGGAGGGGTAAGTTATGAAAGATAATATCATAGGTGTATACTTTCTATATAACATAAATAATGAAATAGTATACGTAGGAAAAAGTAAAAATATTGTATCTAGGCTAAAAACTCATAATGCCTCAGATAAGGCATATTCTAATTGTGCAGTTATACCATTTAAATCAGAAGCAGATGCCATAGTTGCTGAGGTATATTTTATATGTAAACTAAAACCTTATTATAATAAAAAAGATAAAGTTAATTGTAGACTAACAGTTAAAATAGACATAGGTGAACAAAGTATACTACATTACAGTAAATCTTTAAAACCAGTTTGTTCAAACCTTATTATTGATAGTATTATTATAGGTGTACAAGCTAATATTCCAAATAATATACAGGTTGATAAACAAGTAAAAAGCATTAAATTACAGTTGAAAGCTTCTGAAAATAGAAGACATCAAACACCTACTCAACTAGCATGTACTGCTGTATTATCATGGAATACTAATAAACCTAAAGATACTACTCAAAAAGAATTTATAGCTACTTATGCTGTGAGTATAGCTAACTTTGCTAATGCTCAATGGTTATATAAGAATAATAGACAAGTATTTGAAGCTTTAAGAAATGGTAAAAAAGTTACTATAGATTCTGATAACAAGTATAAAACTTCAGATAGTTTAACTGCTGTAGTTAGATTCTATAAAAACTTAGAGGTGAGTGTAGATACAAAAGATATTGATGCTACTGTTAGAGATAATATATCCATTAGTGTTGAAAACATAGTTAATCCTTTATTGGATGCGATGGTAATCTCACTTAATGCTTTAGCTATTCCTGAAAAAAGATTAAAGGATGTTAAAGAGGAGATAGCTAAAACTTTCTATGCTAAATTTAAAAATAATTAATTAATGGAAGAGTAATGAAATCAATAGATGAAATATTTAATCATTTAGAAGAGGAGTTAAAGGATAGTAGTAATGAACCTAAAGATATACAAGGTACAGATATTATTAAAGAAATACTTGAGTATATACTTGATGGTAAAGAACTAGAAGCTATAGGTAGATTAAAAGAATCTTCTCTTGGCTTTGATGACTTAATTCTTTCATTACAAGAGAATAATATGGATAGAGATATAGTAAAAATGTTTAGATTATCAGTATATGCTGGTTATCTAACTGTAAATAAATAAAGGAGAAAATATGACTTTAGCTAAGCTTTATGGAAAAGAAGCATATAAATTTATGGAGTTACAAGAAACTAAGAAATTTATAGCATTATGGGATGAAAATAGTGCCCCCCTTTTAAAGGAGGGCTTTCAGGATACCACAACTTCAGCATTTAAAGCTCTAACAGGAGAACAAAAATGATAGAAGAATTAACACTAAGAACAGAAATGTTTGATTTAACAGATGACGTTACTGTAGATATTAAAAGATTATTAAACAGCATAGGACAAGATGCATACTTTAAAGTAGATGTTATTGCTGAAAGGTTTGGGAAAGAAATTAGGCACTTCTTTACGAAAAACCTTAGTAAAGATAGACATGAGTACAGGAAAGCACTTATAGAGGAAAGTACTGATAAAAAGTTCACGTATGAATCCTTACGTAAATTTTCAACACCTGCTGAATCCCATAAAATAGACATCGTAAAGTCAAAGGATAAAAATGTACTTGAACTTTTAGACGATTCTTATGCATCAACATTTTCAAAAGAAAAGAGAAACTATTATGTTTACAACGTTAGATATAATAGATATGACTTAGATTACTTAGCTTATAGATTGGACGGTAGAGGTAAATAGTGATGAATAATATAGGATTTAAGTTTATACCAAATACATCAATTAAAGATGTATGGTGTCCAACTACTGAATCAGGTACATGGTTAGCTCATGATGGTAAAAGAGATTTCTTAACTGGTAATTCAACTTCTAATATATCATTACAAAATATTAATAGTAGTAAAGAGTTTAGAAGCTGTTTTGTACATAATGATACTGAAGATCATGTATTCTATAGTTCTGATCTATCAAGTGCTGAATTATTCTTACTTGGTCATTATTTAAAAGATTTTGATAATGGTGAGTTCTTAGAAGCTGTAGTTCATGGAAAGAAAGAAGATAAGACTGATATTCATAATGTTAATGCACGAAAAGGAAACGTAACTAGAAATGATGCTAAAGTCCTAATCTATAGTATACTGTATGGTGCATCACCAATTCTAATTGGACATAACCTATGGTCTGATGAAATATATCATAAAATGATAAATAAAGTAACTTATGAAGAGTATTTAGAAATTTATGAATACTTAGAGAAAAGAGCTATCATTAAAGATTCTCAGAAATTTATTAGAATTAAAAAAGACTTATGGAAACACTTAAATGATATAGCAGTCTACAAATTTATTTATGGTAAACGTATGCAAGATTCTTTCATTGCAGGATTTACTGGGTTAAAAGAGCTCCAAAATGAGCTACAGAGGCTTTATAATGAAGATGGAGGTATAACTATAGGTGTTAATAAAAAAATCTGGTTTAAGGATGGAAGAACAGCTTTAAATTACTTACTTCAAGGTTCTAATGCACATATTACTAAACTATGGGTATTTTATACATCAGAAACAGCAAGAAGACAAGGATTAAAGATACCAAATGATTATTCACCACTAACAATTGTTCATGATGAAATTAATTTATCAATTAAAAAACAATACGCTACTATCCTAAAAACTGGAATAGAGAAAGCTAATAAAGTATTAGGATATAAGTATCCAATAACAGCTGATTCATTTACTTATGATAACTGGTCAATGCATTAAATAATAAAGGATTAAAAATGAAAGTATTAAGTCTATTTGGAGGAATCTCTACAGGTCAACTAGCTCTAAAGGAGTTAGGGATTAATGTATCAAGATTTGTTGAGTATGAGATTGATGAGTTACCAAAGAGAGTTACGATAGCTAATTTCCCTAGCTCAGAATTGCACTCAGACGTTCAAAACTGTAATGTAATAGATTACCTAGGGTTTGACTTATTAATGGGTGGTTCACCTTGTAATGACTTATCCTCAGCAATGTCAAATAGAGATGGTTTAGCAGGTAAGAAATCAAGTTTATTCTTTGAGTATGTTAGAATATTAAAAGGTGTAAAGCCTAAGTATTTCTTATTTGAGAACGTAGGAAGTATGAAGAAACAGGATGAGTTAATTATTAATCAATTACTTGGTTGTGAACCTATTCGTATCAATAGTAAAGATTATTCTCCAGCATTAAGAAATAGATACTACTGGACTAACATACCTCAACTTATCAATAAGGAGTTTAAACAAGATATAGAATTAAATAGTGTGTTAGAAGATGGTTATTGGTCTGATAGGAAGAAAGCAAGATCATTGCTAGCCTCTGATAGTAGACCCTTAACCTCACCTATAAAGATGATGCATAGGTATTGTAATATAGGGTTTGTAACTATTGTCTTTAAGAATAAAGCTATTGGTGAACAACTCTTACTTGATTTCAAAACTAAATATAAAGGATTAAAAGCTAAAGAGTTAGATAAGTTATTAGAAAAAGATCCTTATGATAAATCTTTATATAACTCAGATAATATTAGATTTCTAAATCAAAGAGAACTTGAAGCTTGTCAAGGTATGCCTAAAGGATATACTAAAGTCTTAACAAGAAACGAATCTGCACACTGCTTAGGAAATGGTTGGACTTTACCAGTAATTAAAGAACTTCTAAGTGGATTAAAAGGAGAATAAGACTATTGACCTAGTCATGTCTATAAACTGACAAATTAATAAAATGGAGTTAAACAATGAGTTCACTAAATAAGAGTTATAGATCTATAGGGAAAGCGTTAGACTATGAATATGTTGTTAAGGTTATGATACCCTCAGGAGTCTCAATTAAAGACGACAATGGTGATTGTAAAGCATTAAATAACAAAGTAATAGATATACCTTTCTGGAATGGATTACCTGTGAAGACACAAGAGGTATTAGCAGAGTTATTTAATCTTGGATGTATCTATAAAGTTCCTAAAAATGACTAATAAACCAAAGAAACATCACAAATTTACTGCTATATTAACATCAGAAGTTTATGATATTCCAAACAATAAGCAAGAGGTAGTATTACATAATATTACCCATGTAAAGCCTATGAAAAGATGGAATACAGGTCAACATCATGAAGCTATTGAAGTAACAAACAGAGTAAGAGAATTAATCCCTGAAGATAGTAATCAAGTACTTATAGAGTTTACTGCTCAGATACTCAAAGAGAAGCTTAAAGACTCAAATAGAAGCGTTAAGAAATTGAGTCATGTTAGAGCTATAAAAGTAATTAAATGATTGAGTGGGAATACAAAGGTAAGACAGTTAGAACTTTACCTAAAGGAACTCATGGATTTATCTACTGTATCTACTATAATAATGGTCTTAAATATCTAGGCAAAAAGAAAGTAACAAATAAAGTTACAAAGCCTATGAGACTTGATGGAAAGAAACGACAAGAAGATAGTAAATTCATTAATAAACGAGTAAAGCTTACTAAAGAAGAGTTAAATGCTAAGATTAAAAGTGATACTAGAAAAACTAAATTAATGACATTTGAAGTATACGAACAAGAGAGTAAAGCATGGAAAACATATACAGGTAGTTGTAAATCTGATACTTCTTCTTATAAGATTGAAAAGAAAGAAATACTCTACTTTACAAGTAACAAGAGAACATTGACTTACTTAGAAACTCAGGTATTATTTAAAGCTCATGCTTGTGTATCACCTAAATATCTTAATGAAAACATTGAGGGTAGGTTCTTTGATAACGCACTAGATGGTTGGATTAAAGACCCAATCATTAATAATTAAATAAATAATTGGTATCCCTCACACTATCACTGATAGGAGAGACATTAAAAGTTAAATGATACCAATTCCCTTGTCTACTCAGTTAGATAGGGGTTATTACTACATAATTCAATTTCAGTATGCTTATTAAGGATAATAGGTATATTGAAGTTGTTAAGTAAGAGGCTGTCAACCTTGAACTAAATTTAAAACAACTTCATATAATAACAAAATTAAAGGAATACAATGACAAGAAGACAAAGAAATGCATTGATAGAAAGTAATTACCCATCTTATACACAATTCAGACCTATCTTTATAGCTATAAGTGGTTACATAGGTGACAGTGAGGAAGTAGATTTAGATTGGTCAGACCTATCTGAGGCTACTGGAATTAATGATTTATATGAACTTGAAGACTACCTAGATGAAATGGCAAGTGTTGGTATAATAGAAGTAGATTATGAACAAAGTATTATAGGATAAAGGAGACATAATGCATAAAGACCCTATTAAAGAAATTGAAAGATTCCAAAAAGACAGATTATTAAATAAACAACCATTTAATGAGACAGTAGCTATTTCCAACATTCTCGAGGAATTACTAGAACTTAAAGGTTTTAATGTTCCTAAAGAGAATAGAGGAGCTCTAAGTGAGCAATGGCTTAACTTTGAAGAAACCTTACTAGAGAATAAAGTTATTGAATATGATGAATTAGATAGATATTATAAAGAGGATGCTTTATGTGACATTATGGTGTTTGCTATAGGAGAACTCATGAAGCTTGGTCAAGACACTAAAGAAGCTCTAATTGAAACATCTAAAGAGATAAATTCAAGAATGCAAGAACCTAGACAAAGAGATGAATGGCAAAGAACTGGTGTTAATGGTAAGTTCCAGAAGTGGGTAGACCAACCTAAAGAAACTCTATATAAAGCTGATTACTCTAAGTCTATGCATCCATTTAAAGATTTAGTAGACTCAATTAAACCATTCAGATTATTTGAAAGATTTAGGAACTGGAATAAGTAAAGATAACAAGAAATCAAAGGAGAATAGATGAAAGTCAAACTACTATATAAAACACCAAATATGCTAAATCCTACATACACATTTGAGGTTAATGGCATCACTACTAAAACATTAATGGCTTTAAGTAGACATCAGGGTATACAGCTAACTGTACAAAGTAGCAGGTACACTATGAAGAAGTCTATTAAGAATTCTGATAATGATTTAAATTTAATTACTCTATCTAAGGTAGATGAGGTAAGAGATCTACAAATTAAACAGATAAATGAAATTTGTGATTTAGTAGCATCTAATCCAGAATTACCACAAGATGATTTAAATTTACTACTTCCACAAGGTTATAAATACAATCTTGTAATGACAGCGAATTCAGAAAAATTAGAGCATTTCTATAATCTAAGAAACAATAAAACTCATGCACATTGGGATATACAAGATTTAGCTGAAAAGTTAAATGATGAAATATATATAAATGTAAATAATAATGATTTTAAAGAGTTTACACCACTATCAGTAGTAGCAAGAGCCATTAGAAAGTGTTACTCAACTGAAGATAAATCTGATAATGGTGGTGAGAAAGACTTATCATTGATTAAAAGAGTAGCTATCACATCTAAACACTCATCAGTATTGAGACATTGTATCATACCTATCCCATATAAAGATATGATTTTAACAAAGGATAAATACTACTACTATACAGAGGATTTTGATGGGAATGAATACCTTGTGTATAATCTACAAGAATTAGTGGAATCTGACAACTGTATCATGATAGAGACACTAATACCTAAAGGGTATCACTACTTACTAAATAAATAAAGGAATATTATGATATGTAATGAAAAATTAATAGAGGCTAATCAAGAGATTGAGGATTTAAATACAGAGGTTAACTCTACATATTTTCTTTATTCACTATCCACAAGAGCATTAGAATTAAAACTTACTAAAGAAGAGTTAGTTCAATGTATAGAGGTAGCTATGTATCTATCTCTTAGTATGGAATCAAGTGGTTTTGAGGTAGAAGAGATCTGTAGAGAGAATATACATAAGTATAGAGAGACTATGGATATTGATAAATTCATAGCTAGTGTCATAGTAGAACAGAAACCAAAATACTATTATTTAGTTATGCCAGATAAATATGACTTTAAATATACCATTAAACGTTCGAAAACAGCTGTGACAGTGAAAACTAAGTACAAGGATAAGTTTGGTTCAACCTATACAAAAAAGAGAGAATTTAGCATACTACAAGGAGATTAAAAATGCAAAATGAAGAAACATACTTCCTATTATTGGAGGTAGAGAAAGAAATACAACAACAAGAAGAACAAGAGTTACTTGCAATGTATGAGTTTAATGAAGAAATGAATACATTACATAATCAATACATTGAAGAACTAAATTATAGAGACCCTATATTTATATAAGTCATGATGTATAATAAACAGCTTTTTGATATGTTAGATTTTTAATATTAGTAAGTTTAAGGTATTGCTTCTTATCAAATACTTTAACTCTTACTAACAACTTAAATAGTAGTTTATCAAATACTTTCTGTTTCCTAAGATACTTACGAACAGGTACAATGTATATTTTAGTAAACTGAGAAGAAGTTGCAAATCTACCTTGTTTAGAAAGAAAGAATTTAATAACTTTTTTCTCATCAAGAATATCAATATTATTACTTATAAGGATCTTATTATAAAATAATGAATGAGGAGGAATTGAATAATTACCAGAGAACCAGATTAAGTTTGTCTCATCTAAAAGATAGTCTGACTTATTTATGAAGTCCTTAAAGGATACATACTCTAACATTCTACTCTGCTTTTTAGCTTTTAAAATACTTTTTCTAAACATAAATAAACTCCTTATATAAGGAGATTCTAACATAATGGAGATTAAAAATGAAATATGTACTATTAACAATACAATATACACCAAAAGGTTTAAAGATAACTCAAAAGATAGATGAGTCTATTGAAGACTTAATAGCTTTGAGTACTCATTCTAAAAGTAATGTACCTATAGCTTTACCAGAAGATACATTATTTAGTCTCATAGACTTAGAAAGGAAATCTTTAACTATTATTATTACTGATGAAGAGTATACTATGAAGATTCAAAAGGAACAGTTTTTAAAGTATTTATTTAGTACCTATGTAGTTCCTCAAGTTAAATCTAAAGAGTTATACATCAAATGTAAGAATGAGTCAAATCTAATATTTTTTATTTCAGAGAATGAAGAACGTCTTCTATCACCATATAGTATTAATGATGGAAGTGTAATAACTAAAGATTCAATATCTGAGATAGTAAGTGTAGATGTCCTATTTATGGATGCTACTAAAGAGTTGCTTGAACAAGCTATTAAAATTGAAAGGAATAACAATGAAAAGAATATGTAAAGTTTACAAAAAGAGACAATTAACTATAAAAGAAGAGTTTACAGACTATGGAGATACACAACCTAAAAACTGTATAAATCCATTTAGGAATAATAAAGATATTAACCTTTGTATCACTGATAGTAAAGATGTAATATTGAGGCTACAAAGGAATCCATTTGAAAAGGAATAATTATGTACATAACAAAAAATGGACATGTAGTTGAGTATGATACTACCAGAAGAACTAAATATACTGAAAAAGACATTCAGAGAGTGTTAGATTTAAGACTATGGGGGTTATCATTACGAGAAATATCTGGTAATACAAGAATACCATCATCAAGTGTTAGAAATATTTTAGTTAGAGAAAGGAAGCTATACTATGACACTACATCAAGAGCTGGTTTACACTGGTTGAATAGAGAGATGTGTAGAGAATACTATGAGATGTCTGATTCACAATTTGATTATGTTAAACAAGCATACCCATCATTGACAAAGAAGATTAACTATACAAGGTATATCCATATGTCATATATAAACGATTATATGGATGATAAGAAAGCTTATAAAGAAAGGTATAAAAATGACAAGAGAAAAAGCAAACCAATTAATTAACAAGATTAAACTGAGAAAACAAAAGATTAATAGTTTCATGAGAAAAATATGTCAAGAAGCTATTGTAGGGAAACACTTTAAAGATGTAAACTATAAGCAATTAACTGAAGATATTTCTAATGTGCATCCATACATTAAGATTCTATTTAAAGACTACCCAGATATCGAATACAAGAACTCACAAAGCGTAGGTAATGAACACATAAACTGTCAAATATTCCAAGAAAAGGATGGGATTATTAGAAAGGCTATTGTTAGAAACTACCATGTAGAGCATATAATATACATTATTAAAACATCTGTAGAGGAGGAAGAGTAATGTCTAAGAGTGAGTTAGACTATAAAGAAATTAAAAAAGTATTTGAAGATTTAGATTATAAAAAGATTAAACTTCCAAACCTTATTAAGACAGCTATGAATGTACTCCCTGAGTCTATGGATACTAAAATGAAAATCCTATTTGCTGTTAGTGAATGTTCATTCTTAGCTTCTCAGTTTGGTATACCAATTAGGCTAAACTCTAAAACTAAAGTTACTACCAATCTATTTACTATTATGATGGCTAATAGTGGCTGTGGTAAAGATAGAGCATCTGGTTCCATACGAGCTTGTTTCTCAGAAGTAAATAAAAATATAGAACAACATATGAAAAGACAATCTGTAGAACAAGCTAAAGCTTTATGTGTTATAGAGACAGGAAGTGATAAAAGTTGGAAGAAGTTCTTAGATATGAATACTCGTTCATTATTCCCAGCAATATCTACTGTAGAGGGTTTAATGTCTCAATTTAGTACATTACAAAAGACTACTTATGGAAGTCCAACTGTAACGTCATCTGAGTTTCTAACAGAGATAACTTCTGAGAATATGAAAGAGAACTTAAAAATACTAGCTATCCTATATGATGTAGGAAATGCAAATGCTAAGATAGTAAAGACAGATGAACTTCAAACATCTCAAATCAAAGGTCTTAACGTTAATATGTTAATGTTTAGTTCTCCTCATAACTTAAAAGATAAAAGTACTAAAAAAGTATTTATGGATATATTAATTTCTATGTACGCCAGACGTACTTTATTCTACTTCAATAACACGAAACTACAACAACCTAAAATAGATAACATTGTTGAGTTTTTAAATCTAAAACTTAAAGAAGAGACAAATATTGATGAGTCTCTAGGTAAGTTAACAGATATGAGTTTACAAGTATGGAAAGCTGTTAAATCAAGTAACTTTAAAGAGTTAACACTTGGAACCAGAGAAACAACTGATGAACTAGAAGATGTTAAAGACATGACAGCAAGAGATTTATATAATTTATATGCTGTATACTGTGAGAATAGATCTATGGACATACCATCAAAGTATTATATAGCACAAATAGCAACAAAACATTTACATTGGAAAGTATTAAAGATTGCAGGATTATTCTCTATCATGAGAGCAAAGTCTGTTATTGATAAAGAAACTTTACTAATGGCTATATCAGTAGTGGAATTATATGTTCAAGACCTTATTAAACTTCAGAAAGAGATAGATTTAGAACCTTATGAATTATTAGCTAAGTATTGTGAAGAGAAAGCCAGTAATAGCCCTATACTCGTTTCTAAGCACATTTTAGTTAAAGAGGGTCTAATTGCATCTAATGCATCAAACAAACGCTTAGAAGAGCTTGTAGAGCTATGTAATGCAATCAAATCTGTTAATGGTACATTCTCACTCAAGTCAAGAGGTATTCAATTCATTCCTATAGCTAAAGTAGAACAAAATACAGTAGATACAAGTAAAGAAGAAGTGAAATTAGATACTGTACTTGAAGATATTCAAACTAATGAAGTTAAGGATATTACTCAAGTAAATACAGAGAGTACAGAAGATAATGAAGATATTAATGTATCATTCAAACCTTGGTTAATGGTTACTACTAAAGATGGTAATCGTAAAAAGACATGGAAAACATGGGATAATAGGAGTACAGAAAAGGCATTTAGAAACGCTAACGCTGGAACAGGATTTATTACACCAAAACCTGAGAACTCAAAATTTGAAATATATAAGAAGTTAGTAAGTCATCCTTACTCATACTCACCATACGTATTTAAAGATGGTATACGAAGCTTAGAAGCCATTAACTCTACAGCTAACACATTAGTCATAGATGTAGATAAAACTGCTTTAGATATGAATACTATGGCTGAAATACTTGAAGAATACTCATATGTATTATCAACAACAAGTGATGCAGAGAACCTATTCAAATATAGAGTTATACTTCATCTTGATAGACATATAGACTTAAATCCTGCTCAATGGAAGTTATTCTATAAGAGTGTATCTGATTTATTAGGTATTGATTATGATCCACAAATTAATAAAGCATCAATGTTTCATGGTTATGCTGGTTCAAAGGTATTATATAACAAAGGAATAAAGCTTGAAACTAAATCTCATATTATTAAAGCTCATACACCAATGAAAGAAAAACCAATCAAGAAAGCAAAGAATATAGTTGAACTTACTCAACAATGGGATTACAGATTTGATGAGTTTGAAGATGCATATGGAATGTTATATGGAAGAACTCTAAAACTCTATACAACCATGAGAAGAGCATGTGCTATGGGTTGGAATGAACAAATGGTAGAAGAGTTACTAGAAGAGATAGCTCAATTGATAGTACGACCATACCCATACAGTAGACTTAAAAAACAGATTCTAAGTCAAATACCAAGATTTTTAATCTAACCTCTAGGCATTAAGATAGTTATATCTCATATAAGACCTATAAATTAACATAAAAGGATTGACACAGATGATTAAATATAATGTAATTAATGTAGGAAATAATAATATAAAGTTATCTCCAAGTGGACTAAATAAGTTTATATTTAACCCTAAAGAGTGGATGAACGATATGAAAGGATTATCGACATTTAAAGGTAATGAGTCTACTATCTATGGTACATGCATTCATTACATATTTGAAACCATGTATGAGGGAATAAGTGAAGATAACTATTGGAAAGATGTTAAAGAGTATATTAACAAAGAAGTAAATAAGGACATAATTGATGAGATAGAACAAAGAGATATATTAAATCGTTTAAAGAAGAATTATAAGACTATTGTTTCTTGGTATATCAATGAGGATGAGTCAACAGTATTACACTCTGAAAAAGCTGTTAAGCTAGAACTTCCTAGTAAATTCTCAAAGAACTTAAATAAAGAGAATGGAACACCAGTAAATAAGTATTTCATTGCAGGGTCTCTTGACGCTATAGTAGCCTATAGACAAGGTCTTCAGTCTCATGAGTTCTTTGACTCTGAAAATAAAAGTATCTCTAAAACAGAATACTTAATACTAAAATCTAAAGGAGAACCATGTTCAAATAAAATTAATAAGGGAGTAACTTATGGTATAAGAGATTACAAAACTGCATCAAGAAAATGTAAAAGTTTAAGTAAATATTTAACTCAATTGGTAACATATGCTGTGGCATATAACAGTATGTTAACAGATAAGACTAAAAGTGTATCTTTTGTAGAGGTAATTCTCATTACTGAAACTAAGAAAGATGGAGTATGCTTAACAACATTACGAGAAGAGATTAGTGAGTATCATACTAGAAAATTAATGAGTTTCTTAGAGACTATTGTTACTACACACTCATTAGCTAAAAGATACCCAAAACTAGATAAATATCTATTCAGAGATGGAGTGAAATACTCCGATGTGGATATATTTTAAGAGAGAGAGATAAGTTAGTTCTAAATTAATAGAGCTATACTTTTAACACAAAAAAATTACCCTAAAGGAATCAACAATGAATACACAATTAATTAACAACATGTTTGCACCAGCTATGTACAAAGAGGGAGACTCAAAAGAATCTGTACAACGTTCATATGTAAAGACAACTGGTATTTACCAAGTAACTCTTGAATCTATTAATGCTTATGTAAATAAGAATGGTACAAGTTCTAATGTAATCTTTACTTTCATTACAGCTGAGAATCAAATTATTGTAGTAGATACAAACTATATGTATACAGATAAACAAAGTAAGAAATTAACAGATGGTTTAGGTTCTCGATTTATCCAAACATTATTAAGATTTAAGAATCCTGATAAAACATCAAGTTCAGCATTATGGACTCCAACTAAATTCAAACACTTTGGTAAAGATGTAGATGGTCAGAAGATGGAGTTAGGAAGTCTTAAACTTCAAGTATATGTTACAAATACTCGTAGTAGTTATGAAAAGGCTACAGGAGAATTAGTAGCTACGAGCAGTCTAGCTATAACTAGACTATTTACTAAAGATGGATTAACTCAAACTGAACTTGAAGCTGTAAAAAGAGGTGAAGACATTGAGATCAAACATCTAACAAATGCTAAGAAATTCTTGAAAAAGAAAGTAGAAGATGGAGCTTCATTACATAATTACTCTAAAATTGATGAACAAGAATGGTTAGATATTAATGAGGTATCAAATTCATCTTCATCTTCTAAGAGTAAAACACCTACTGAGCCTCTACCAGACCTTGATTTAGATACTGATTTAGATGCTGATGTAGAGACTAAACCTAAAGAAGTTAATGAAGTTCAATCACCTAAAGAAGATACAGAGGAGTCTTCTGATTTCTTGCTAGATGGTGAAGACTTTAACGACCTACTTTAAAACTAAATAGCACTATTAACTTAGTGCTTATCAAATAAAACAAATGGAGATAAAATGTCAGAAGAAAAAGTAAAAACTACTAAAAGAACTAATAGTCATAAGAAAGCTGTCAAACTTATGGTATCTGGAGAGGGTGGAGCAGGAAAGTCAATACTGTTAAAAGATTTAAAAGATTCTCTAGTGATCTATGCAGATACTAAGAAAGAGTTTCCTTTACAAATGATGCATACAAACATCTATGAATATAAAGCTTTTGCTAATAAGAGTGTTCCTAGAGGTGGATTTGAATACTCAGGTATGAATGGATTAATTAAACACATCATGCAAAAGTTAGTAGCATACAAGAAAATAAAAGGTAAGTTACCTGAATCAATAGCATTTGATGCTGTTACAAATATCTATGCTTTTGTTAATCATCATATTAAAGCTACAACTAAAAATGTATTTGGTAGTCAAGCTGTAGATATTGAAAAAGAGATGGGTCTATTCTTATCATTTATTGAAAGAGAATTAATACCAAGAGGTGTAGATGTCATCTTCTTATCACACTCAGTAGTTATGCAAAATGGAGACGATTTATCTGTTAAGATATCAACTACAGGGTCTAAGACATTTGAGTCAACAGGAGGGCTATTTGCTACCTTTAATGAGGCTATATACTTAAATACTCTAAATGGTATTAAGATTGTTCATTCACGTAATCCATTGTATCCTAATGTATGTAGAAGTATGTTAACTGATGTACCTGATTTTGAACTATATAGTGATTTCTCTATTGCTGAAAGATTAGAAGCTATCAGAGGTAATATGGTTGATACTGGAGATTTCTTACTATAAGGATTAACTACTCTACTTATACATTAATAGGTAGAGCTACTTCATACTAAAAGGATTTAAATGAGTAATAACCTTATAAAGGTATTATGTAAGACAATGGTAAGAGATGAAGTTAATAAATACCTTTTAACTCATAAGAAATATAGACTTCCAACAAGACAAGACATTAAAGAGTTAATCTCTAAAAACTGTATTATTAAAGATACATGGTTTATAATAGATGAGATGACTAAATTTAATAAAGAAGACAATAACTTCCATGAGATGTTTCCTGATCAAACCTACCCAACTATCTGTAGAATTATTAATAATGAAGTAATATTTGTTATTGGTAGTCCTTTTATTAAATATACAGTAGTTGTTGTTAATAAGGATAGAGATGGAATTAAGAATAATTAACAAGGAAACTTACTTATCTTTAGCTTATACACTACCAGATGATAGACTTAAAGATATAGACCTTAATCAATATTCAGACTATTACTTTCTTTTGTATCACAATCGTTCGAGGTTAGCCATATGTGGCATTCATGAACAAAAGAATACCATACGTCAGGTTAATGGTTTAATAGCCTTAGAAAAGGGATATGGTAAAAAGTTATTACTAATGTTACCCTATAACTATATAAGACTAAACTGTACTAAACAACTATATGATAATTATTACTCTAAACTTGGATTTAATAAGTATTTAGAGTTAGATAATTACATTGAGTGTATAAGTATTAAAAAGTAATATTATGAAACTTGGTCAAATAGTAAAGATATATAATTTAGAATTTGTGTATGTTCGAAAGGATATACATACTTACTCATTTATTAATACAACAACTGGAGATTATAATATTTTATTTCATAGTACTTATAACTCATTAATAGATAAGGTAGAGTCAGATAAGACTTTTAAAGAATTAGTTCATACACCTAAATGGGTTTTAGCTAAGATATATAGTTCACTAAATATTAATTACTCATTAGAGCTAAAATAAGCTCTTTTAGTATGTAACTCAACACATTATACCTATAAGTTTAGTTTAGCTCTTATTCTGTCTTCTAGGTATGCTTATTCATGTATTCTATTATTACTTACATATGATTAAGTAAACTACTCAACCCTATCAACAAAAAAAAAACTAACTAACAACACATGAACGTAACGTAGGCATGTTCGATAAGCTTAGCGAAGCGATGTGTTCGATAAAATGTCTTAAGTGAAGTGAATCAATAGGACGTAGAGTCATCGTATATATTATTAACTATATGAATATATTTATAATACCTCATTCTATACCCCTAGCAAGCTCTACAATCAATTAACTATGGTCTACCTATACAATACTATTCATTAGAGTTTAAACCTCTTATTTAAGAGTGTAGAGAGATAATATAATAAATTGCATAAGCTAAATCAACAACAAGATAGATTCTCTTCATTTTAGTGACTATCGCTATTTAGTGATTTCTTTCGTACCTCAAGCAAATCAAAATGCTACATCACTACATTACGAGAATAAGAGTGAGAGAGATATTTGGGAGTTAGGTTATTTTTTATTTTTTATTTTTTTTTTTTTATTTTTTTTTTTTTTTTAAATATATATATATTATATTAAAA